CAGCGGCGCCGCCATGGGCAACCAGATGGACTCGGCGAAGCTCGGCAGCGTCAGTTTCCAGGTCTGCGTCAACAAGCCGCGCCCGAGCGTCTCTTCCGCGGTGGACCGAGCCGCCTTGATGTAGCGATCGATCAGCGCGTCCTCGTCGTCGATCCGAATCCGCGCCTGCAGCTTGGCCTCGGCGACACTCAACGGCTCCGCGGTCGGGCCGGTAACCAGGACCCATTCGCAGCCGGCCCCATCGGTCACCTATGGCCGCGCTTTCGATCGGCCACGGCTGACCGCGCGTTCCGGATCGCGCACGGTCGCGGTTTCTGGGGCGTCGTCCTCTTTCACGACGACCGCTTGCACGCCGTCGAGCCAGGCCAACTGCGCCTCGGTCGGTTCGGCCACGTCGATCACCTGCCCCGCCTGAAACGGAAAGCCTTCGGTGCCCGACGGGGTCGTCTGCAGAAACTTGATCTTCATTTCTTCTTCGCGGGCTTCGCGGGGTGCGTCGGCGTCGCCGCTGGTGCCGGCGGGACGGCTGACACCGGCGCCTCGTCTGGCTCAGCGGCCGGTACGCGTGGATCGATATACGGGTCCGTCCAGCCGAGTGTGGCGAACGCCTCGACGAGCACGACGTCGCCGTCGGTGTGCAGCGACGGGTGGCCGTCGGTGGTGGTGGCTTTCGCGAGCTTGCGGACGAGCGCTTCGAGGAGGCGCATCCCCGTTACGCCGTCCCTTCGGCGGGAAACACGAACTGTTCGCCGGACACCCCGGCGGGCTGCGTCACCGGCTTCCGGCGCGCCCCGGAGAGAATGGCGATGATGCCGCCAATCGTCGCGTTCTGGGTCGCCCGCGACACCACCAGTTTCAGAAATTGCTCTTGGGGATTGACGATCGTGGTGTACCGCAGCCCGTCGTCGTCGGTGTCCGCGATGGCCTGATTCGATCCGAGCAGGTCGGCATAGCTGCCGCCCACCGTGTCGCACTGCTGCACCTTCAGCGATTGGACGCCGCCCGCGGTAATGGTGCCGAGCGGCACGATGAAGGTGCATTCGCGGAAGCCCGCCGTGTCCACGGCCGTACTCGTGATCACAGAGGTCCCCGCCGCGCCGAGCGTCGTGGTGGACGCGACCACCACCTTGCAATCGTCTCCGAATGGCATGAGAGAACTCCTCGCCCTCGCGTGCGGCGGACGGGCCCCCACGGACCGCGTCCGCCGCCGACGGGTTATGCGCCTTGAATCAGGTACTTGACGGGGTTCGTGCCCGCGTCGAGCAAGTCGCCGTCGTGCCGGGACAGGGCCAGGAACGCGACCTGGCCGAGCAGCGCGAACAGCTCGTCGAGCCGGACCACGACCACATCGCGCACGTCGCGGATGATGTACTTGTCGAGCTGGCCGAACAGCACCGACTTGGTGCCGGCGCCGGTCGGGGCCATCGACTGGTTGATGGTGTAGCTGTAGCCGAGGATCGTGTCGGGCTTGCCCGCCGCGAGCCCGGGCACCCACAGCGGCGTGCCGCTCGTGTCGCCCGAGTACTGCAGCACCTTGATCTTCTTGATGACCTTCAAGGCGGAGTCGTGCATCATCCACCGGCCGTTCACGCGGTACGCCGGATCGACCGAGTGTTCGACGTCCACCAGGTTGTCGTAGCTGATGACCTGTTGGGACGCGGTTGTGATGGCGCTCGAGGTGGCGGCCGTCACGATGCCGTTCGGCTGCGAGCCGGTGCCGGTCGTGAAGTGGTCGTTGGTGATGCGCGCGATGCGGATGCCGAGCGCCTCCCCGAGGAACTCGTTCGCGTTGATCGAGGTGTCCTGCAGGAACTCCATCGACGCGAGGATGTACTTCGAGCTGTACTTCCAGGCATCGAGCACGAGCTGCCCGAAGGTCATTTCGAGCTCGGTCGAGGTGATGTTCTCCGCGATGATCACGCCCTTGTTGGCCGTGTCGTTCGTCGTCGGAATCGGCAGGGGCCCGCCCGTCGCCGTGCGGAGGACGGTGGAGGTCTGCCGCATCCCCCCGTAGGCCAGGAGCGCGACTTCGAGTGCCCGCATCGTTTCATCGGCGGTCGTATAGCCGCCGGTCGTCGTCGAGGACTGCAGGCCGGTCAGGGCCGCGCGCTCTTCGGTGAGTTTGGTACTCCAGCGCCGCAGATCCTCCTCGCTCGGCCGCAGGCCGTTCGCGTCCGGCTGGGTCGGCCGCAGCGCGGAGCCGAGCGAGATCACGAGGCGCTTGCTGTCGACATTGACGCCACACCGACGCGCGAGGTCGCGCTGTTCAGGGGTGGTCTCGCTGTCGGGGGCCCCGGCCGTCATCCAGGCACGCAGCGCTTCGCCGCGATCGCGCTCCGTGATCTTCCCGAGGGGGGATCGGCGGCCGTTGTTGTGGTGCGGGTCGTCGAGGGGGGTCGGCTCGGAGCGGCGGCCCTGTGACTCGGTCAGGCTCTTTTCGACCGCATCCTGACGGGCCAGCAGCTCGACTTGCTTGGTGATCTTGTCGATGTCGGCGTGGATGTCGTTGAACTTCTTCTCGTCCTCGGAACGCACGCCGTCGTCGCCGATGAACGCCTTGGCCTGTTCGGCGAGTTCGCCCTTTTTCTGCAGCAGTTCTTGAATGGTCATCTCTTCCCTCGTGGTCGCCTGGGAAGAGCCCTGATCAAATACAAAAGGGCGTCATCAACAGGCGAATGGTGTCATTCGCCGTGTCGACCACGCCCTAGGTGACCGGGGAGTAGTGGACCGATTGTCGTCGCAGCGTCGCGCAGGATGGCCTGACGCGGGCGCCGAGACTCAAGGCTGTCGCCTTACTTCATTGCCGCTACGGTAGCAGGTTCTCGGATGCGTCCGAGTTTTGAGATACGAAATCGACTTCGAGGCGCTCGCGAATCAGATCCGACAGTGTCATGTCCCGATGCAGCGCTTCCAGGCTGAGCGTGTCGTGGAGCGCGGTCGTCAGGCGCACGGACACCGTCTGATCGAATTCATGCGGGCGACCGACGGGCCGAGGGGTCGTCGCCATCACGCGGTCAGCCCCCAGGTCTGCAGATCGCGCAGCACCTGGCCGGCGCGATCGATCCAGGAATGGCCCGCGACCATGCCTTGCAGGTCCGCGCGATCGGCATCGCCGCGGAGATTCACCCAGCGCAGCCACGACCGGATCTCGTCCCCGACGCTCCCAGCCATCGTCCCAAACGTCGGCACCAGACAGCCGAACACGTCTGGAATTTCTGAGCGCGAGTCGCTGAGCTGAAAGCACCCGCACGCGGCGAGTTCATAGGCGCGCGGGTTCAGTGATTCGGCCTGCACCCAGTTCGCGGGCACGTCCTGGCCGAGATCCCTAAGCGTCGGTCGATCGGGCCCGAGGACTGGGAGTCGCCGATACAGGTTCAAGCCGATCCGCGCCCGTCGATAGAGCGCCGCCGCGGTCGTGTTCGCGACCGGGCCTTCGCTCTTGATGCACGGCGTGAGCGCGTCCTTCAGGCCGAGCCCGTCCCAGATGCCGTAGAGCCCGAGATCGATCCCGGTCCAGTCGATCGCGTTGAAGAACGCGATCCGTTCGCGGACGCCGGCGCCGACGAACACGACGTCATGCGCGGGGAGCTGGTCATCACCCGGCTGTGGCGTCGCGGTGTGGACGAGCGGATGCCACGCATGTGGGAGGTAGGCCACGTGTGGTTGCACGGCACGAAAGGTCGACACCGCGGTCCGTTCATGCGTCCAGCAGCCGGCGACCCGTCCGGCCATCTGCACTTCGGCGGCTTGCTCATACGGCGATTCGGTGAAGAGCGCGGTCACCGGCACGCCTGTCTCGAGGATCGCGTCGACGAATCCCGGCGGGCGGATGGCCGTCACCGCGATGACGACGTCGACGCAAGCTAACCCCACCTCCACGCCGAGCTGCTTGAGCCCGTACGTCAGCCCCGCGGCGACGTCCCCAGTCCCAAAGGCGACGCCGGGATGCACGACCGCGATCCGCATCAGGCCGCGCCCTTCCGGGCCACCGCGTACACATCGCAGGCGATCGGGTCCACGATGATCCGGACCGACGCGAAGCCATCAAGCCACGCCGTCAGCTGATCGAACGTCACGTTGCCGTAGTGCTCCCCGTCCAGCAGCCGGAGTCCGTCGATCGCGGAATGCGGCGCACGCCCGACGCCGGCGGCCGTGACGAGGAAGACACCGCCGGGTTGCAGCATCCGATAGGCGTTCCGGCAGATCTTTTCAGCGACCTGTGTATGTTCGAGGACCTCACAGCAGACGACGCAGGCCGGCGGCGACGGCGGGACGTACAGCGCGGCGGACGCCACCACGTCGACGCCGGGCCCCGGGCGGATGTCGACACTGAGATAGGGTTCCGTGAACAGCGATCGCACCGACCCGTTGATATTGAAGCCGCCCAGCTCCACGACCAGGCCTGGCGGGCGATCGGCGGCGACGGACTGGATGAACGCGAAGGCGGCCGCGTGCATGGTCAGGACGGTCCGCGTTCGATCGCGCGCGCCCATTCGAGTTGATCCGG